AAGATGACGATGGGCCGCTGGAGCGCCCTGATTATTACCCTGCAAAGTTTTGGGATGAGGATGGCCCTGATGTTGAAAAGCTGGCGAAAAGTTACGCAGAGCTGGAAAAGAAATTTAAGTCGGGCAAGCATAAAGCACCGGAGCAGTATGATATATCTTCACTTGCGGATCAGGGTTTGGACGCTGACGATCCGACTGTCGCCGTATATCAGGACTGGGCTAAGGAAAACGGGATTAGCCAGGCTGCATTCGAGGATTTGGCCGGTCGTGTCTTATCGATGTCAAAGGATGAGCAAGAAAGTGTTGAGTACGATCAACGCGCTGAAATGGAGAAGCTAGGCTCTAATGCCTCTGAGAAGATCCAAATGACGGAGCGTATTCTAATGAAAGCGCCACTTAATAACTCTGAGCGTGAAGCAATAGCATATTCTTTGAATAATGCTGACTCGATCAATGCGTTCCTAAAATATCATCAGGCTCTTACGAATGAGAACATTCCGATCAAGCCTGTGGTTGAGCAGCCAGAGTTTACCAAGGAAGATCTTAATGTTGCGATTGCAGATCCGCGTTGGAAAACTGATGCTGCTTGGCGTACCAAGATAGAGCGTCAATGGTTCCAATCACAGCAAAGAGCCTAAACTCTTGCAATAAGTATCGCTTGCGTGTATTTTAGTCTTAACGGCTAACCGCGCACCGGCCCGTTGAATGTAGTATTCTACTGGTTGGCGCGGCCATAACGCGCAAGCGACCGCCCGAAACCTCGGATAACGGAAGCGTTTTGTTGAAACCTATTAGGAGGTATCTGCAATGGCGCAGAACGTCACTACGGCGTTTGTTGATCTTTTCGACTCTGAGGTCAAACAAGCGTATCAAGCCGAATCGTTGCTTCGCGGCACGATGCGGACACGCACCGGAGTAGCCGGTAATACTGTAAAGTTTCCAACAATCGGAAAAGGTGTTGCCACACTTCGCGTTCCACAAACTGATGTCACACCACTGAATGTGACTTATGGTCGAGTAACTGCAACGATGGAAGATTACATCGCGGCAGAATATTCAGACATCTTCCAGCAATCGCACATCAACTTTGATGAGCGCTCTGAGTTGGTTCAAGTCGTATCTAAATCTATCGCTCGTCGTATGGATCAGATTATGATTGATGCTCTGGACGCGGCCACTGGCACATCTACAGTTGCAACGACTGTTGGCGGTGCTGGCACGAACATGAACATCGAAAAGCTACGTGCTACAGCTAAAGCATTGAATGAGAAGAACGTACCCGCCGAGGGTCGCAGACTGCTCATGCACGCTTCTCAGCTCGACGCATTGCTTGGCGAAACTGAAATCACCAGCCAGGACTTTGCTGCTGTAAAGGCTCTTGTCCAGGGTGAGATCAATACGTTCATGGGCTTCACCATTTTGACTATGGGTGATCGTGATGAGGGTGGTATTCCTAAGCCTTCTACTCGCACCTGTTTTGCTTGGCACCAGGATTCAATGGGCTACGCTGAGTCAATGTCGCAGAAAACCGAAGTGAATTACGTTCCGGAAAAAACGTCATTCCTGGTTAGCTCGATGTTCTCTGCTGGCGCTATTGCGATCGACGGTGAAGGCATTGTCAAAATTTCTTGCACTGAATAATTAGGAGATTAGACAATGGCATTCGCATCTGCAAACTGGTCAACAGTTGCTGCATCCAAGAGCGGGAACGCTCCAGCGGTGTACACTTACATCTCATCAGGTGATAATTTGGCAACTGTTAAAGGCTCAGGTTATTTCAACACAGTTGAATCGCTTATTACAACTGGTGACGCCCTTTGGGTCGTTGCTAGTGATAGTCAAGCGCTGTGTAAGTTAATCAATACCAGTGGCGTTATAACCGTTACTGATTTGACTACATAATAAGGTTGGGGGGCTTCGGCTCCCCTTCCCCACTAACAGGAGGGCAATATGGCCGCTGGTGATACTTCACTCTCAATCTGTTCAGATGCTCTAATCCTGTTGGGTGCTGCGCCCATTTCTTCGTTTACAGAGGGAAGCGATGCGGCTCAGGCTTGCGATAGATTATATCCAGATCTGCGTGATACACTTTTATCAAGCTACCTTTGGAGCTGGAGCGTTCAAAAAGAACAGCTTGCTCGATTGGCGGCTGCTCCAGTAGACGAATGGAAATATGCTTACCAAATGCCAGGCGATATGCTTTCTGGCGTTATAGCGTTGTTTCAAAGCTCTGGCATAGGACAGCTTCCCGTAAGATATGGATGGGAAGTTTATCAAGATCAGGTCTATACAAATTTTGAGGAAGTCTACATCGATTATCAGGCAACAGTAGATGAAAGCAAAATGCCGCCTTACTTTGTTGATCTGCTTACCTATGCGTTAGCTTCTAAGCTGGCCTTCGTTATAACCGATCAAATTTCTAAGGCTGATTATTTCAGAGCTGAGGCGTATGGCACACCGGCTGATTCTGGTCGTGGTGGCAAAATGCGAGCTGCTATGAATATTGATGGCAGAGGAAAGCCGCCCCAAGTTATTGAGGACTATTCTTTAATTAGTGTAAGGTACTAAAATGCGGGTAATACAGTTCCAAACCAATTTCTCGGTTGGCGAGCTTGATCCGCTTATTCGTGCTAGAACGGATCTACAGCAATATCAGAATGCTCTGGAAGAAGCTACGAATGTAATCATTCAGCCTCAAGGCGGGTTTCGTCGCCGTGACGGGCTTCAGTTTATCTATGACTTTGGTGGTACGTTTACAGATTTTAAAATTATCCCCTTCGAGTTTAGTGTAAACGACAGTTATCTTTTGGTTTTTGTTAATCAAAGGATTTATGTTTTTAAGGCTGGGGTGTTGCAAACAAACATTAACGCCTCTGGCAACGATTACATTGCGGCCACTGATATTACTGCCGCGATGCTCGATGAGATCAATTATACGCAAGCGGTTGATACGCTTATTCTTTGCCATGAGGATCTGCAAACTAAACGCCTGGTGAGAAACAGTGATACCTCTTGGACGTTAGAAAACCTACCTCTGACGAATTTGCCTCAGTATGCTTATGCGTTTGATACGCACCAACCAGACTTTACGATTACGCCCAGCGCTACCTCTGGTAATATCACTATTACAGCCTCAGCAGCAACGACAGACACAGGAACAGCTCAGGCTGGCGGGGCTGATACAATCACCCTTAAATCTGCATCTAGCTTTACATCTGACGATCAGCCAAACGGAATGTTTATTACTTTAACATCTGGCACTGGCTCAGGGCAAACGCGCCACGTTGAGGACTATGTTGCTTCTACAAAGGTTCTGACCGTCTATCCCGCTTGGGATACGGCTCCAGATAATACAACAGGATATAAGGTTGAGCCATTTGCTGCTGCTACTGTTGGTGAATATGCTCAAGTTCTCAGCACTTTTGGTCGCGCTCGGTATGTGGAGTTTGTTTCTTCCACAGAAATGAAGGCTGTTGTTGAGGTAAACTTCTTTGACACAAGTGCTATTACTGCCGGTAATTGGGAGAGTGAGCATGGCTATGAAGATGTTTGGTCAAACACTCGCGGGTGGCCTAAGTCTGCTGCATTCCATGAGGGTCGGTTGTATTTTGGTGGGTCTAAGTCCAGGCAGAATACGATCTGGGGATCTAATGTAATTAACTACTTTGACTTTAATCCTGGCACTGGCCTTGCTGATGAGGCTGTTGAGGCAACTATTAACACAAACCAGCTTAACAGTATTGTTAATTTGTTCTCAGGTAATGACTTGCGGATATTCACAACTGGTGGTGAGTTTGCTGTAATACAGACGACCGATGATCCGATTACGCCTTCAAGTTTTTTTATAAGGCCGCAAACCAGACTTGGCTCTAAGCCTGGCGTTCCTGTTGAAGATTTAAACGGCGCGTCTGTCTTTATCCAAAGGCAGGGGAAATCTCTTAATGCGTTTCAATTCGGTGATACTACGGCGTCCTATCAGGTTCAACCTCTCTCAGCTCTTAGCTCTCATTTGTTAAAAGATCCTATTGACTTGGCCGCTCGTCGAGCAGCATCTACAGATGAGTCAGATCGATTGTTTGTGGTAAATGGCACAGATGGCTCGATGGCTGTTTACTCTATTCTAGTTGGCCAGAACGTGATTGCTCCTAGTAGATTTACAACTGACGGTGAGTTTATTGCCGTGGGCGTTGAGGTGTCTGATGTTTACACAATCGTTAAGGCTCCCGTTATGGATTGGAATACTACAGATGGGCTTTCTGCTGCTATAGATGAGATCGCTGCTGGTACAAAAGACGCATCTGATGGTGGTGTGTATGCCTGGTTGCTGGAGACTGTTGACTCTTATCCAAGGGCAGATCTTGGTCAGAACGGTGTTGTCGGCACTTTGGATGCTGGGTTTTGGGAGTCATATGGCAACGGCACAGCGACAATAACTATTGATGCAAATGGTGACGTTACTCTGATTAGAATTGTTTATGGGTCTCCACCAATTACTCTTAGCTTTACGGATGTAACAAGTAATAACTACATCTACGCGAGGATATTATCTTTTGTCCAAGCGTTTTGGGAAGCGCATGATGCCGGTGAGTCATGGGTAAGTAGCTACATTACAAACACCTATCATCTGCAAAAGTTTAATCCAGACATCACTTTAGACAGGGCTGTATCTGGTGGTGCTGCTGGAGAAGTTACTAGCACTGGTCTTAGAGATAGGGTTGTTAAGATAATCCGAGATGGCGTGATTGATGGCACTAAGGTTGCGAGCCATGATGGACGTGTGGACTTTGCTACTGCCTCTACAACATCCTTCGTTGCTGGTCTTGATTATACGGTAACAGCTAAAACTATGCCAGCCGAGCCGACTCTATCCTCTGGATCTGTTCAAGGGTTTAAAAAGAGAATTATCCAAGTTGATGCAATCGTCAATGGAACTCAGAACATGACGATCAACGGCAAGCAAGTTCCGTTTAGAAACCTTGGTGAAAATGTTTTAGATAAACCTGTTGATCCATTTACCGGCACTAAGACCGTTCACGGCTTGCTGGGGTATAGTGGTACTGGACAAATAACCGTAAGCCAGAATGTGCCATTAGCAATGACTGTTCTGGGCTTAGAATATCGTTTGAGTGTGGGGAATTAAGATGAGTCAATTAGCATTTGCTGCTGTTTCTGCTGCGGGTCAAATAGCTGCTGGTGCAGCACAGCGCAGGCAGTATGAAGCACAAGCCAGGCAAGCAGAGCTTCGCGGCAGATCTGAGGCTCTTGCGTATAAGCAAAAAGGCGTTGATGCTTTGCGAAATCTTAATGAAACGCTTGCGGCTATTATTTCTCGATCTGCTGCTGGTGGTGTTGATCCTACATCTGGCTCTGCCTCAACATTACAAAAGTTTGCTTTGTCAGAGGGCGCTAGGGAAAAGGCTATTGCTCAAGACAATGCTCTTATGGCTCTCGGCCAGGCAAGCACTCAGGCAGGCATTTATCAATCTGCCGGTCGAGCCGCACAATTAAACTCTTATGTTTCTGCTGCTGGTACACTTGGCACAGGTTCGTATAGAGCTGGACAATTAACAGGTTAAGACATGGCTATTCTTCCAAGATATCAGCGCATCGGTTTACAAACCCGCCGACCTCAGCAGTTGGACTTTGCCGCTACGCGGGAACAAGCCAGGCTTGGGCAGAATATTTCTCAGCAAGTAGATCGTATGGCTGACTTCGCCTTCAAGCAGGCGGCTGAGGGCGCAGCAATCCGAGGACAGGAGCGCGTTAGGGAAGAGGGCGCTCGCCCTACTCTTGCGGCAATAGAGGCGGCGGGTGGGCCTACTACAATAGCAGAGCGTTCAGCGTATGCCCTGGGTAGTCGCGTGGCTGTTGCGGAAATACAGAATGAAGCTGAAATCGAGATAATGCGGATCTTGAATGATGCTGAAACAAATGAGACACCGTTTAGCACTGTCCAGGCACAGCTTGCCGATATTACAGATGGATACTCTGCATCACTAGATACAATCGATCCAGAGGCGGCATTGATGCTGCAAACCAGGTTATCCTCTGCATCTATCAAAGCAGAAGAAAGATATTCAAATTATTATGTAAAGTTACAAGCATCAAAAGCTAAGGCAAAAGTAAATAGCGCCGCTGATGTCCAGCTCGATCGTGTTGTCGGTAATGCAATATTGCCTGGTTATAACGCAGAAAGAATAAGAAGCGACATTGATGAAAGTTTTGATTTGCTGGCCGGTCTGGGTGCTGATGATGCAACTCTTACCGCCTTTAAAGAGCAGGCATTTAATGCTGCTATAAAAGAAAACACAATTTATAAGTTCAATACATCGGATCTCGATACCCAGGCTGAGATGCTGACTAGCATGGAGACAAAGCCGGTTGCTGGGATGTCTTTGGAACAAACGCAATCTCTGCGCAAATCATTGCGAGCTGACTACAATTCTAAATTACAGGTTACTAAAGGCGAGGCCGCGGCTGTTATCTCTGACGTTAATGAGCAAAACCGTATATTAGCATTGGGCGGCATGCCTTCGCAGAAAGAAGTATTAACACTAAAAGAGAGAGCTGACGCTGCCGGTGATTATGGTGCGGGCGCAAGGGATGCTGTCGGACGCTTGCAGTTCAACATGGAATTTGCTGCTGCATTCCGCAAGATGACGCCACAAAATCTAGCTGCTGAGGTGCAGGCTCTAAGGCAAGGTCTTGAAGGTATCGGCGAGGCTGGCATTGATACGCTCATAGAAGCTGAAATATTAAAGGTTGCACAGGCGCATCTAACTGCCGCTGAAGCCGGTGTGGAAAAAGCTCAAACAGCTCGCAAAGCAGAGTTTAAGCCTATTGTTGATAACCTGGCGAATGAAATTGCAGACTTCCAAAAGATAGTTGATTCCGGTCGCGCTGTGGAAAGTGGAGATATTGCAAAGTTAATTGAAGCTGTCAGCAATGTTCCAGAAGATCTAAGGCAAGATCTTACTGAGGATGTTATGGCATTAAACATAACAAGTGCTACTGCTGAGGCTGTAGGCAATATGACGCCAGCCGAAGCTGCTGGATACATTAGATCCCTCGGAGCGGGCATTGAGGGCATTGGCGATGCTGGATTAGATACTCCGGTCGAGATAGAAACATACGATCTTGCGAAGAAAATGCTTTCCGGCATGGAGGCAGAATTAAAAAAAGATCCTCTGGGATATGCCATGCTCGTTGGCCTTACAGATGCAAATGGCAATGCTATTGAAATCACACCGATTAACTTTACAGATCAAGATGCAACAATAGAAACTATGAAAAAACGCATCAATGATGCGACTATTGTTTCTTCTAAGTATTCAACGCCAGTAACATATTTCACGCCGCAAGAAAAATCTATGCTGGCTGAAGTTATGTCTGAAGCCGATCGCTCTCAGCGCATGTTCTTTCTAGGTGCTATTGTTGAAGGTGGCGGCCAAGCGGCTCCTGATATGTTGGCTGAAATATCCAATACTGCTCCAGAGTTTGCCGGTATTGGTGCGCTGGTTGTAAACGAAAGAATGGATGCGGCAAATAAAGCTTTGCGCGGTATGGATTTAATCAAAAAAGGATTAAAGTTAGTAGAATTTACACCATCAAATACCGAGATTCCATTTAAGGCAAAGACTGATGAGGCTTTACGTTATCAGCCAAACGCCATTGGCATTACCCGTGAGGTTGCTAAAGCAATTTATGCAGATATAGCTGGAAGGGAAGAACAATTTAATGAGGGTCTTTGGAATCACGCCATAGATCTTGCCCTTGGCGCTGATGGAGCTGGCAATGGCGGCATTCAAGAAGTTCGCAACGCAAACACATTTGTACCGCCAAACCTAAGTTCTGATGATATTGAGGCAGCACTCAAAGCAATGACACCAGAGAACATATCTTTTGCATCTAATGGCCAGGTTATAAGCGAAGAATATGCAGAAGATATTTCTGGTCGTGGAATGTTTGTTCGTGACGATAATTACAAAGTAATATCATATGGTGGAAATAACTTTATCTTGGCATATGGAGACCCCACTATAAGTCAGCCTATATATGTTTTTGACAAAGCTGGTGATTTGTTAATATTTGACATGCAAAAGTTAGTTGAGGCCACTCAATGAACTTTGACCAGCCCGATCCGCTAGACATCCTGCCCCAGCAAGGTTTGCAAGCGCCACCTGGTACGCTTGTGGAAAATCTTACAACTGCGTTTGATGTTGCTCGCTTCAACGGTGGGTCTGGTGCAAACAGCAAAGCATTTACTATGCTGGAGGTCTGGGGGCCGATCGTAGACCTAGCCAATCAAAACGGCGGTGACTTTGAAAACCCTGGCATATATCTCAGCAGCAGCTTGTTTGATACAAGCGCTCCTCGCGTTTATGAGCGGCAAACCCAAGAGCTTTATTCCTGGCTGGCACAGAACAAAGATTCACTGCCGCCAGAGCTACAAGATATAACGCCTGATGTAATCGATCAGCGCACTAAAGACTTTGTGCAATCTAAGCAGAATGAATTAGCAGAGCTTGCAAGAACAAATCCTGATCTGGCTAGTGCATCTGCTCGTTTTATTGGCTCTATGGGTTCGGCGTTTGGTGATCCGGTAACGCAAGCCACAATGCCGTTTGGTGGCTGGTCTAAATCATTCTGGAAGAACGTAATGCAGAGCGCTGCTATAAATGCTGGCGTTGGTGCGATTACTGAGGTTGATGTTGCCAAGTGGTATGATGAGCTTGATCTGGAATACAGCTATCAAGACTTTCTGGCAAATGTAGCTATTCAAGGCGCATTCGGTGCAGCATTGCCTGTTGCTGGTCGCGGTATAAGAATGACTGCGGAGCAAGCAAAGAAAGGTTGGGAAGTATTATCTGGTAAAGGCCGCAAGCCTGTTAGCCCAGAGGATCAAGCCTTGGTTGATGTCCTAGAAGCACAAGAGGAAGTGGTTGCCACTAATCCGCTAGAAACGCCGCAAGATCCTAATGTGGCAGAGTTTGAGCATCAGAGCCGCTTAACTGCCGCACAGGCAGCGATAGAGAACAATCAAGCGCCTAAGATAACACCAGAGCCAAACGCGCCTATAAAGCCTTCTGTAGCAGCGCAAGCAGCAGATAATCTTGACGGTGTTCTGTACACTTTAGATCCAGATATAATTGAGGTTGATGCCAAGACGTTTCAGTTTAAATCTGGCGGTGATGAGTTTGGCGTAACAGAAAGGCTGCAAGGTGTAACAACCTGGGATAAATACAAAGCTGGTGTTGTAACGGTGTATGAATATGCCGATGGCCGCTTGGCTATTGCTGATGGCCACCAGCGTCTAGGTCTAGCAAAGCGCATTCGATCGCAAGATCCTTCTCAGGATGTAAAGGTTATCGGGTATAAGCTGCGTGAGGTTGACGGGATTAGCCCAGAAGAGGCGCGTGTTATTGCTGCAATGAAGAATATTGCAGAAGGCACTGGCACATCTATTGATGCCGCTAAGGTGTTGCGGGTTGAGCCTGATAGATTGTCAGAGCTGCCGCCACGTTCTGAGCTAGTTCGCCAGGCTAGAGATATGATGGCTTTAAGCGATGAGGCATTTGGTGCTGTTGTTAATGAGGTGATACCGGCAAACTATGGCGCTATCGTTGGTAGATTGATTGATGATCCTAAGCTGCAAGATGCTGCTATCCAGGTCTTAGCTAAGTCTGAGCCTAGTAATGCCTTCCAAGCGGAATCAATCGTGCGCCAGGTGCGTGAGGCTGGAGCTGAAGAGGTAGAGCAAATATCTCTATTCGGTGAAGAGCTGGTAACTGAAAGCTATTATGTAGAACGTGCAAAGATCTTAGATCGAGCATATAAAGAACTGCGCCGTGACAAAGCAGCATTTGAAACATTGGTTCGTAACTCGGAACGCCTGGAAGCAGAAGGCAATATCTTAGTTAAGGAAGCAAATGAAAGAAAGGCAAATACAGATGGCCAAACGATCGCGCTCCTCCAAACGCTTGCAAACAGAAAAGGGCCGCTCTCCGATGCCCTCAACCAAGCAGCAAGAACAGCCAGAGACACAAACAGCTATGTCGAAGCAACCAGAGGTTTCCTCGATGCTGTCAGAGGATCAATTGAATCGGGCGACTTCGACCGCATATCTTCTGGCGACATTGGACGCGCTGTCGATGGTGCGCCGCAGATCGCTCGATCTGAAATTGAAAAAGAACCAGCCCTTGAGGGCTTCGACGAGCCAACGGGGATAGCAGCAGAACGTCAAGCCGATCAGCTAATTGATGATATGTTTGGCTCTGACGAGGTGGATGCTGACTCTATTGCTGGCCTCAAACGGTTGCTTGATGAAAGCCCGACCAGAGATCAGATAGACAATCATCCATCTGTAATTAAAGCGCTAGATGAAATGGAAGCTCGCGCAGAGACTTCTGGCATAGAAGGCTATAATACAGAAGCCTGGCATAACTCTCGCGTTTATAAAATAGATGACCAGGATGTTACCTCAACAGCAGAGGCAATGGTTCGGTTCGAGCGTGATGCAGAGCAGTTAGCATTTAAAGAGCTAGGTATAGATCCACAGCCTGTTCTTAGAAATAAAGAGCTTACTATAGTTTTAGGCCCACCGGCTGCTGGTAAAAGCACAATCGCCAATGAATTAGCCATTGCAAACAGATCTGCTATCCTAGACAGCGATGAGATTAAAAAGGCATTGCCAGAGTATGAGGGTGGTATTGGTGCATCAGCGGTACATGAGGAGAGTTCTGACCTGGCAAAGATCTTACAATCCTTGATGATTGAGCAAGGAACTAATATCGTTTTGCCAAAAGTGGGCCACACTGCCTCTAGTATCCGCAAAGCAATATCACTATATAAAGATAAGGGGTATAAGGTTCGTCTTGTAAATATGGATGTTACCCCAGAAAACGCATATCAACGTATGATTGGGCGTTTCGTATCTTCTGGCAGAATTATTCCACCGGCATATCTTGATGCTGTTGGGGCTAATCCATCTGCCACATTTAGAACATTAAGACAGGAGGGCGCAGCCGATGGCTATGCAGAAATCGACAACAATGGCGGCTTCAATGACCCCAAAGAAATCAGAGAAGTCTCAGGAGACAACCCGTTATCAGGATCTAGCTTCGATGTACCTTCGGGTGGACGAACAGAACCAGACGCTATCAGAGTCGCAGAGCGCGATAGTGCAACGTATTCTCTCGAAAAAACGCAGCCTACCCCAGACGGAGGAATAGCTGACGATATAAATACATCTGACATCTTTGATGACATGGATCTTGAGGTTCCTCTTGGTGAGCGCCTAGATCCTGACACTAATGAAGTTGTGCCAACAACTATGACGCTTAGAGATGTTAAGGCTCAAATGGATCAGGAAGATGCAATGATAGCCCGATTGGAGTTCTGTACAATATGACTTTTAAAAACTGTATTGATGAGGGCGTTGCTGAAGGGCAGATCACTGAGGATCAAGCCAAAGAGATCAAAGGTCTGTTTGATGAGCTGGAAACAAAATATAACCGGCAAATGGGTGGTGCTGCTGCAACAGCAAAAGCTGCGGCTGATACATCTATCTCTGCAAAAAAGATTGCTATACAGCGAAAGCGCCGCGCTATGCTCCAGGCCACAACCTGGAAGAAGATTAATTATGACTTATCAAATTACAAAACAGCTCTAGGCGCACCTGACAAAAACAAGGCAGCTTTAGCATTATATGAAGAAGATCGAAATTCAAAATTCAGAAGTATTACTCAGGTGCAAAAGGCTGTAACGCGCAGCGCAACAAGAAAGATGGATGAGTTCTTAGCAACTTTTCGTCGTAATCTTGTTGGAGAAACAAGAAACAAAGCCCAGCTTAAAAATGTAGTTCGTGAGATCTTTGGTGAAGAAACTGGCGATGCTTCTGCTAGAGAAATGGCACAAGCATGGAAGGCTGCATCAGAATATCTGCGCACAAGGTTTAATGCTGCCGGTGGCGCTATCTCCAAACGTCTTGATTGGGGTATGCCTCAGATCCACGATAGTATGAGCGTTCTTAAAGCGGGATACGCAGAGTGGCGGGATTTTATTGCGCCGCGCTTAGACTTAAATAAAATGAAAGATGAGCAAACAGGGTTGCCTTTTTCGGAACAAAAACTTGAGTTTGCTTTGCGTGATGCTTATGAGGCAATTAGCACTGATGGTTTTAATAAACTAAAACCTGGCGCAATGTCGGGAAACAAATCATTTGCTTTACGTCAGCAAGATCATCGTTTTTTTGTTTTTAAAAATGCAGATAACTGGATGGAATACCAGCAAAAGTTTGGTAATCCAAATGCGTTTGATGCAATGATGGGCCATATTGATATGATGTCACGCGACATTGCTATGATGGAGGTGCTTGGCCCTAATCCAGCGGCAACAACAAATTTTATTAAACAAACTTTGGATAAAGAAGCCAGGACAACGCCAAAAGACCAACGTGAAAGAGCAATAAATAGAGCAAGAAAAGCTGGAAATACTATTGATGCACTTTATAGCGCGATTACTGGATCTATAAATGCTCCGGTTGACAGCGTTATAGCAAGTACTTTTGTCGGCCTTCGTCAAATGCTAACTTCAGCGCAACTTGGGGGAGCTTTTATTGCTGCTAGTTCAGATATAAATTTTGGCCGAATTGCTAGATCTATGGTTGGCTTGCCGCAAACCAAAATGCTGAAAAAATATTTGGATTTTATTAATCCTCTTGGACTGGAGGAAAAAAGCAAACTTGCAATTCGATTAGGATTGACCGCCGAGGGCTGGTCAACCATTGCTGCGGCTCAAATGCGATATGTCGGAGATGTATCTGGGCCAGAGATAACGCGCCGTATGGCTGACTTTGTTATGAGGGCCTCTTTGCTTTCCCCCTGGACGAATGCGGGTCGGTGGTCTTTTGGCATGGAGTTCTTAGGAAACCTAGCTGACAACGCTGGCAAGACATTTAAGCAGCTTGATCCCATGATGCAGAAAACGCTAGATCATTATGGCATTGGCGCTGACAAGTGGGAGATTGTTAGAACAACCCCGCTCTATGAATATGAGGGCGCTTCGTTTTTAAGAGCTGAGGACATCGAGGCCCGTACAGATATACGCTCAGATTTAGCCCGTGACTTAGCAACTAATCTCTTGGCTATGGTGGAGACAGAAACAAACTTTGCTGTACCTAGCTCGTCTCTCCGTGGCCGTGTTGCATTAACTGGTGATGCTAAACCTGGAACGCTCGGTGGTGAGTTAACTAGATCGTTTGCCATGTATAAAAACTTTGGTGTTACTCTTGTCACTACGCATATGATGCGGGGTTTGGCACAACCAACACTGAGAGCTAAAGGCACTTACTTAGCAGATATGGTGATTAGCACTACACTAATGGGCGCTATGGCGATGCAGCTAAAGGAAATGGCCAAAGGCCGAGATCCTCGCCCAATGACAGATCCAGAGTTTTGGGGCGCTGCGATGCTTCAAGGCGGTGGCCTTACTATATTTGGAGACTTTTTATTTTCAGACGTAAACCGTTATGGCGGTGGCTTGTCTGAAACTGTTGCGGGGCCGGTGGTCGGATTTATTGGAGATCTAAATAGTTTGACAACTGGAAATATTTTGCAAACTCTTAACGGTGAGGATGCAAATTTTGCAAGTGAGGCAATCAGCTTTGCCGGTCGTTATACTCCAGGCTCTACGCTCTGGTATTCTCGCCTGGCATTAGAAAGAATGGTTCTGGATCAAGGAAAGCTATGGGCAGATCCAGATGCCAGAAGCAAAATGCGCCGGTTAGAATCTAAATATAGGCGTGAATATGGGCAAAACTTTTGGTGGCGTCCTGGCAAGGTTGCTCCAGAAAGGCAGCCCGATGTTTCAAACGTGTTTGAGCAAAGATGATAAATCTGGTATAGAGTAAACATAGACATAGGAAAATGACATGGCTGACATTCCAATAAATCCGGTTACACGCCGAGTTGAGTTCACAGGTAATACTGGAACTGGCCCATTCGCGTTTACCTTCAACGTGCTTGCTCAGGCAGATGTTGCTGTTTACAAGAACAACACCTTGCTTGCTCTTACGAGCGATTACACAGTGTCACTAAACTCAAACGGCACTGGATCAATAACACTTGTATCTGCGCTAATTGCTACGGATGATCTGGTGATTATCGGTGACTTGCCATTATCCAGAACAACGGACTTTGTGACTGCTGGTGACTTGCTTGCTTCCTCTTTGAATGAGCAGTTTGACAGCAATGTTGTTATGTCTCAGCAGCTCGATGAAAGATTCGATCGGACTATTCGCTCTCAGCCAGGCGATATAAACAAGAATCTTTATCTGCCTTTAGTTGATGACCGTGTTAGCCAGCTCCTTAGCTTTGATAGCTCAGGTAATATTACAACTACAAACCTGTCTAATGTTCCTGATATTGGAACAGTAAACTTAACTGTTAGCGGCCTTGCATCATTTGCTGATGGATCTTTGGGTGCGCCAAGCATTACAAATATTGGCGATACAAATACCGGCATATATTTTCCCGCAGCCGATCAGCTCGCGTTTACTGCTGGTGGGAATAATATATTTAGCATAACGTCAACCTATGGGCTAATGAGTAAGCCTTTATATTTTAGTGATGGTATTCTTCTTACGGATAATTCAGCAACAGCCTTAACAATCAAAGAGGGTTCTAATAATTATTTAACCTTTATTACAACGAACGGATCTGAAAAGCTTTCGTTTGGTAAGCCTATTGATGTTACTGGTGCGATTACGACTAACACAAGTCTTAACATTGCCAGCAGCACTACGGTTGATGGGATCTTAGACGAAGATGATATGTCATCTAACAGCGCTACTAAGCTGGCGACGCAGCAGTCTATTAAGGCTTATGTGGATGCGCAAGTTGGTACGGTTGATACGCTTGCTGAGGTTCTTGGCAATGGCAACACGACTGGTGGTACAGATATTGCGGTATCATCTGGTGATGACATTACGTTTGCAGATAACAGCAAAGCCATCTTTGGCGCAGGGTCTGACCTACAGATTTACCATGATTCGGCAGACAATTCATCCAGACTAATAGAAAGTGGCACTGGAAACTTTTTTATTGGTGGAGATAATATTTATTTAACTAACTCTGGAATATCTGAGTTCTATTTAAGAGCAGTAGAAAATGCAGGAGTTACATTATACTATGATAACTTACAAAAGTTAAACACCAGCAGCACAGGCGTAGACATCACGGGTACTTTGACCAGCGATGGGCTGACTGTGGATGGGGCTGTAGACTTTTCAACAGGCACAGGATCAAATGTTGTCTTAGGTAATACAGGCAGTTTCACTGGTTCAGAAACAGCACAACTTGTTTTTGAAGAAGGTTCTACAGAACTTGCCCAAGTACAATGGAACCCTAGTGGAAATACTTTTGTACTAGAAAACAAAATCTACAATGCACCAATTTCGTTTAGAACCTTTGGGGCAACCGAACGATTAAAAATAGATGGTGCTACAGGCGACATCAGCTTTTACGAGGACACTGGCAGCACGGCAAAGTTCTTCTGGGATGCGAGTAAAGAAAGTGTTGGAATAGGAACAACTTCTCTTACGCCTACTGATGGGGCAAATATAGAGTTAAGTTCTGCAACAAGTTCAAGAATTATTCTTGATAGCACAGGAACAGGTGGACGAAAGTACACTATGGCTTCTGGCACAAACGGGAGTTTGGATTTTTACGATTATGATGCTGCGGCTTATCGCATGCGCATTGACAGCAGCGGACGGGTTGGCATTGGGACGAGTTCGCCTAGTGGTAGCTTATCCGCTGGGGGTCTTCATGTAACTGACCGTATAGCAGTTGGTTCTGGTAGTACTGGCACACCAGCCTTGCATTATGATGCAGATACAGACACAGGTATTTTCTTTGGTACAGGCGTTGTGGGTGTATCTACTGGCGGCTCAGAACGCATGCGCATCGACAGCAGCGGTAACTTGCTGGTGGGTAAGACGAGTGCGGCTTACAATACTGATGGTTTTGAGACACATCCAAACGGAGAAACCTATGTAAGCCGTAGCGGAACGCCTATGGCAATTAACCGCAATTCGTCTGAGGGAACGCTTTTAAACTTTTACAAAGACGGCGGCGGTGTGGGGAGTATTGGGACTGATAGCAATGGTGACTTTGTTATAGATGGAAGTGCTAATCATTCAGGATTGCGTTTCAAAGATAATACCGTTGTACCAAAGCAAAATGGCTCTGATGCAGACAATGCAATAGATTTAGGTAAGTCCGATAAGCGCTGGAAAGACCTCTACCTCTCTGGCGGTGTCTACCTTGGCGGGGTAACGTCGTCTAATCTGCTAAATGACTATGAGGAGGGGATTTTTACTCCACAAATTGCAGATGCTATAAGTGGGGGAAACTCAACTACAACAGGTAACACTATTGCTGGCCATTACGTTAAAGTTGGCTATATAGTTCACGTTAGCATTAGGATAATTTTTCCAAATACTTCAGGTCTTACATCTGGAAATGTTTTGTATATTAGAAACTTGCCTTTTACCTGTTACAATGCAAGCGGCGGTTTCCCTCTTGCAGTAGGTACAGCCAGAAATATTAACTACAGCCATGACATGATTACAGCTCAAGTTTCGCCAAATAGTACTTATCTTAACCTTGAAAGCTGTAGGGCTGCCTCGTTATCTTCACCCTTAGCTGAGGAAGAACTTACTTGCGGTCAGTTTTCAGGGGATGGAACCTCAGGTTCACCTGTCCTTTATTTAGGCGGCACATATAGAACAACCTAATCACCCCTGTTGGATCACAGGGTAGTCAGTCCAAGCCATAAAGGAGAAAAACGATGGCACTAACAGAAGAAACAGTACAAGACAAAATAGAGATCGTAGGCGACTTTAAGCACGTTCAGGTGCGTACAGCCACGGTCATCAAGCGTGACGGTGTAGAGATCAGCCGATCATTCTCACGCCATGTAGTTGCACCAGATGCAGACATCACAGGTGAAAGCACAGAGGTGCAAGCCATCTGTAATGCAGTACACACCCAAGCGGTTAAGGATGCCTATGCCGCACACTTAGCAGCACAGGAGACACCATAATGGCTATTACTTACACTTGGACTATTCCAACCCTTGAGCGTCACACTGCTGATGGTGGCGTTTACATTGCACATTGGCGCTGCACAGGCGTTGATGACGATGGCAACACAGCAAGCTCATATGGCACTTGTAGTTTAACCTACGATGCCTCTGCGCCTGACTTTACGCCGTATGCAGATATTACTGAGGCTCAAGCCCAAGGCTGGGTCTGGGGTCATGTATCCCAAGAGGATACTGAAGCTGCTATTGCTTCTAAGATTGATGCGATAGCTAATCCAACCACTGAGGCGGGAGTGCCTTGGTCATAACCTAGAAAGGAAATCATATGACTGAAGAAAAAAAAGTCATTACGATTGACGATGTGGAATACACTGAAGATCAACTAAGCGATGTTGCAAAGCACTGCGTAAATCAAGTTAAGGCTCTTGAGGCAAACATCAATGGCATGACGTTAAAGATTGAACAGATGCAAGTCGGCCGCGCTGGATACTTACAAAAGTTGAAGGCTGAAATAAAGGAAGAAGAATAATGGACAAGCGCACCGTATCATCTGCTCATACGCGCATAGATGGATTGGAGAAGGAAATCGTGGCTATTAAAACCGAGATGGACATTCAATTCAAGGATCTGTTTAACCGCGTTAAGCGTTTAGAAGCGATTGTTATTGGTGCGTCTGCTTTTATTATAGCTCTACTTCTTCGCATAAATATGATGGGCTAATGATCTGCGCGCTCACCAACATACTGGTGGGCGTGGCAACCTACGGTCATCTTTACAATGCCTGTATATACCGATGCCCCTCTGGGATTTATAAGTATTATCCATACACAATTCGTGTACCGTATAAAGCACCGTGCTTTTCTTACATTAAGGTAGGTAAGGACGCATGATTGATCCAATGACAGCTATCGCTACAGCGACAGCCAGTTACAATATGATTAAGAAGCTGGTGTATGCGGGCCGTGAGTTAGAAGATGTAGCGGGCCAACTGGGTAAATGGTATGGTGCTGCGGCAGATCTTGGCCGAGCGGAGCAACAGCGTAAGAACCCACCCATCTTTACCAAGCTGTTTGCTTCTGGATCTGTAGAGCAAGAAGCCTTGCAGATTATTATTCACCAGAAGAAATTGGCCGAGCAAGAAAAAGACTTGCAGCAAATGCTGAATAACAGGTTTGGCTATGGCACCTGGCGCGAGATGGTAGAGCTTCGTCGCAAGATTAAGAAAGAGCGCGAAGAAACGCTGTACCGTCAGCAAGAGCGCAGGGCTGCTTTCTTTGAAACGATGTTGGTTGTGCTGCTATTGATAATGTTGGCTGCTATTATAGTTGGCGGCACATGGTTGACTGGTCTTGGCGCTGGGTGGTGGTAATGGCTGACGGTGTTAGTGGCATTGGATCTGCTCCATTTAACATGCAGTCAGATATTCATCAGCAAACACAATCGCGTGAGCGGATCGAGACGCACCTTGCGGAGCAGCGTGTGGAAAAAGAACATAGAGCTAATCACAGCCATCTTGAGGCATTGGCAAAGCAAAGATTTGATTTGCAGGAAAGTTATGATAGGTTTGGCCGCAAGACAAATGCGGATCGTCCACAAGGAACAAACTTAAACATAGAGGTTTGATATGGAAAAGATACTTGCTTGGAAAATCATGCCGCGTCTGATGATGCTGGTAATGACTGTAATGTATATTCGCGTCATAGAATGGTTTATGTCTTTGCCGCAGGATGAGGTAAGCACACAGGCAACAGCGCTCACAGCGACCGTTACAGGCGCTATGACGGGTGCATTCGCCGTATGGTTGGGATCAGAAAAATGATACAAGCGTTTATAGGCCCGATTGCAAACCTTGCTGGAAGCTGGTTGCAGGGCAAGGCTGATAAGAATGCAGCAGAAGCCAAGCTAAAGTTGACTGAGGCAGAGGCTAAAGCTAAGATAATGCTCAGTGAAAAAACAAGCGTTGCCGATTGGGAGCGCATCATGGCTGAGGGTTCGCAGAATAGCTTTAAAGACGAGTGGCTTGTTGGCTTGTTTTCTGTGCCCTTGGTGCTTTCATTCTGCGGGGAATGGGGGCGCACAACCGTTGCAGAGGGGTTCACAGCGCTGGAATCTATGCCTGACTGGTATCAATATACTTTGGGCGTTATTGTTGCTGCGAGCTTTGGTGTTCGATCTGCCACTAAATTCTTTGGGAGAACAAAATGAGTTTTAAATTATCGCAGCGCAGTCTTGATAGATTGCAGGGCGTAGATGAGCGTATGATTTCTGTGGTCAAGTTTGCAATCACCGCAACCAAAACAGACTTCGGGGTTATTCAAGGATTGCGTACTGTAGAAATGCAGAAGGCTCTTGTTGCCAAGGGCGCTAGTCAAACCATGAAGTCAAAGCATCTGGACGGGCTTGCTGTGGATCTCATGGCTTATATCGAGGGCCGTGGATCGTGGGAGCTTAATCTTTATGATGATCTAGCTGATGCTATGAAGGAAGGTGCTGAGGCTGCTGGGGTCAGTGTGCGCTGGGGAGCTGCCTGGCACATAGATGACATCCGCAAGTGGGAAGGTGCATCTCACACATATGAATTACATAATGGGAAAACTGTAACTAAACATTATTCGTCAAGCATGGAGGATGCCATGAGCTACTACATTGATCTTCGGCGAAATCAAGACAGACGCCCATTTATTGATGGCCCTCACTTTGAGCTGATGGTATAGAGTTCTGGGGCCAGCTTACAGGAAACTGTAACAGGGTTGTGATGGACTTGCTGGCCTCACGAAAACATCTTTATTTAATTTTATCAGAATGACGCACTAAAGTATCCAGCGTTTTTCTTCGACTATATCCTTTAAAGCTCATGCGTCTGCATATGGTATCACGATCTACACCTTTATTGGCCAGATCAATAATCTCTTTTGTCTCTGGCTTAGCGTCTCTGCCGCCCATATTATAATCAAGAGCCATGTTTTGCTTTAGAGATT